CACAGTAGTAGTGGGACAGGCACATGGACAATCACTAGAATTGTCACCTGACACATTGAAAAAAATTCAAGCCATAGCGGCCAAACACGGAGCGTGGTATGAGGGCAACGGCACAGACCGCAGTTACACAAAGGGACAGATTGACAGATATGTTGGCAGTTGGGATGACGAAGTTGCCAAAACTGCCAGCCCCAATGATCCCAAATGGTTGTATGTTTTGTTTGCCAATGTAGATGAAAACAACAGAGTTCAGCGAGTTGGAGTCGACCCCCAAGATACAATATTCAATAGATTATTAACAACTGCCAAGGATAATTCATTCCAAGGCATAGGATTCACATCACAAGCACTACAAAAGTTTTTGTCGATGGCCAGCGAAGGCAAATATGATTTTGTAAAAATGAGCCAACAGCCTGCCACACAAGAAAATCTCACTAGATTTCTCAAAGCAGGCGAGGCCCTGATGTGGCCCGGCAATTGGGAACAATATCCCAACCGGGCAGGAAAAATAGCAAAGTCAGCCACTGTTGATGTTAGAGACCAATATCTTGCTACAAGAAAAGCCGGCGTCTATGTTACTGGCAGTGGCCATCTAAAAGCTGTTCAAAATATCACTGGTAAGCAAGGTGTGGCGGAAGATTCGTTCAATCAGAATTTCAATCAAATTGATTCAATCATAACCAAAAAATATCCCAAAGAAATAATGAATTTATTATTGGGCATGTTCCCAACAGCCAAAGAAGCCATTGTAAATCAATACAATGATGAAGACGGAATGCCGTTTTCAGAATGGCGTAGAGCAATATGGGACATAGGCAATTATGTGTTGTCGGGTCCTGTAGTGATTGATGGGTCCAAACTGCCTATTGATTCAGAAACCGAAGCAGATCGTTTGGCCAAGTATCAACAGTATATCAAAGATAAAGATTCTGGCAAACCTGCAAGATATTTTAGAAACAATGATTCGGACCCCAGAACAATAGATTTTACAAAACTGCCTCCGATCACTATAGCACAAACTAATGCGGGCATGACAGTAACAGATGGCAATCACCGTGCATTTTTAGCCAAGATGGCCAACAAACCATTACGTGCTTATGTTTTGAAGCAGCAGCCAAACAATCATCCCAATGTAGCAAAAATTAAAGCATTGTTTTCAAATCAGCAAAGTTTGGCGGAAGGATATGCCGGTGTTGATGACACTGATACTGTTGGCTTCTCAGTCAACACAGAAAAAGCCTACACAGCAGTGATGCGACGCTTTGGTGATGTAATTGATCACGACGAAACTTCAGGCATCATGTATGCGCCAGCCCGAGTCTGGCCTCAAATAGAAATAGTTGCGTTTGACGCCGACGGCGAAGGTGCCACTCGAGACGATGGCATTGACGAAAATTTGCGTAACTGGTTTGGTAAGGAAAAATGGGTACGTATGGACACCAAGGGAAATATCAAAGGTGACTGTGCTAGAGGAAGTGAAAAAGAGGGCAAGCCTAAATGTTTACCTCAGGCCAAAGCTCATGCATTGGGTAAGAAAGGTCGTGCTGCGGCAACACAGAAAAAGCGCAGAGAAGATCCTAACCCTGAACGTCGTGGTGCTGCCATCAACGTGGACACCAAGGTTCGTGAACAAGACACATTGGATGAAGCCTGTTGGACGGGTTACCACAAAGAAGGTATGAAAACCATGTTTGGTAAAAAATACCCCAATTGTGTAAAGAATAAAAATGAAAGTTTAGAAACATATATTAAACGCAACGAATGTCCCGGCTGTGGTGGAGTTATGGTTGCTGAAGGTCAGTTGACAGAAAAACAAGATGCCTGCTATCATAAAGTGAAATCCAGATACAAAGTCTGGCCATCAGCTTACGCATCTGGCGCACTGGTACGATGCAGAAAAGTGGGTGCTGACAGCTGGGGTAGCAAATCTGAGAGTGCTACAGAAGCAGTCAATCCAGCACAGCAGGCAGCCATTGCCATTGCTAAAAAGAAAAAAATGGATGTGGCGGAAGCTGAACGCAACGAAATGGACACACCTGCGGTGCAAGCAGCCTTGGCCCGGATGGCTGCTCGTCACAACAAAGAGCAGTGGACCAAAGAACAACTGGCAGCATTGGGTAAGCGATTGGCGGCCAGTAAACAAAATGACGTGGAAGAAGATCAATGGCATGGTGAAAATGATGCCTGGTCAGATGGCAAAGGTCAGTGGAGTGATGGCCGCGGACAGTGGGACGAATCCACAGATGCTGATGTTGCCAATTATCTGGCAGAAATGAAAAATGCAGGATATGATATCAAATGAATGAACAACTACAAAAAGCCGCTAAGATAGCCTTTGCCAGTGAATTCAGCTTTTACCTAAAGGCCCATTATTTCCACTGGAATGTGGAAGGTATATACTTTCGCGAATTACACGATCTATTTGGAACCATTTATCAAGAAGTATTTGACAGCATTGACCTTTTTGCCGAAAAGATCCGTTCCATGAATACCTATGCTCCGGGTAGTTTAAGTCGTCTTAGTATGCTGAGCCGTATTGAGGACGAAACATCAATTCTGCCAGCTGAACAAATGATTGCAGAATTATTGACAGATAGTGATAATATTGTTAAAATATTTAAGATGGCGTACAATATTGCCGAAACTGAAGGTGAACATGGATTTAGTAACTTTCTAGCAGAGCGTATGGACGCACATCGCAAACATAGTTGGCAACTACGATCCAGTCTTAAATAGGAATTAAAATGAAATCAATTATGGCCCTTGCGTTGGTCGCTTTTCTCACCGGATGTGTCCCCATGTACTATCCAACTGCCTATTACAATCCAGTAACATATGCACCAGCAATACAGATGTATCCCACTGTGGCGCCTGCTTATGTTCCAGTTTGTAATCTAGTAAATCAATGGGACGCAATGAATTATATGTGGCGATCAGTACAAGTCTGTCGCTAGGAGAACTTAATGAAAAGAGTCTTGATCATCTTAGGTATTATAACAATACTAACTGGCTGTGTGGTAGCTGATCCCTACTATATACAACCCCAACCAGTGTATGTACAACCACGACCAGTGTATGTACAACCACGACCAGTGTATGTACAACCACGACCGATATATGTGAACCCACCACGTCGGCCACATTGTTATAACGAAACATATTATAATCGCAATAGCAATACACAGGTAACCAGAAGAATTTGTAGATGATGGATTATCCAGTTTACCCCGATCTACCACCGGACAGCGACTGGAAAAGAAACCCCTATGCACCCACATGACCTATTGTAGCAGCATTGATGTAGGCCTGTTTTTGGAAACTAACGGCACTATACGTACCTGTTGCTCGGGCCACGCCCTGGGTAATATCCGTACAGAGTCTGTTGCAGACATATTCAGTAGTCCAAAATACATAGAGATAAAAGCAGAAATAGATGCAGGACGGCCACATGCCACATACTGTGAAACTTGTGTGGACATGGAGGCGCGATCAGGTCACAGTTTACGGGATTACTATCGCAACTTCACCACAGACGGCACCAGAACCATCCGACAAATAGACATACGTTGGAGTAATGTATGTAATCTCAGTTGTCGCATGTGTAGTCCTATATACAGTAGTGATTGGACTAAAAGACTAAATGTGCCCATAGAAAATACCCGTCGTGATTATTATACCGTTATACTAGACACCATCACACAACATCAGCATACAATCGAGCAAGTGAATTTACTGGGTGGCGAACCATTGATGCAAAGACAGAATGAACAGTTGTTGGAATTATTGTCAGACGACGTTGCCATAAATGTAGTGACCAATCTAAGTATTCCATTAGAAAATAATCGCATCTACCAGTTGTTGAAAAACAAAAGTCGTGTCGAATGGTTCATCAGTCTGGATCACATTGGTGACCGACTGGAATACATTCGGCACAACGCTGACTGGCATCGCATACAACACAACATCGATCTGCTACGACAAGACTCCTCCAGCATAGCTATCAGCACTACATACAGCGTGTGGAATGCTCTGGACCTGCGTGAAATATATGCTTGGGCCGATGATAATGCATTATATGTCAATTGGCAACAGATACAGGGCAACGATTATGACAGCTTACGGGGTCACGGCACCGACAGTTATGTGCTACAATCACACGGACCTGCTGTAATACAAGCAGCAATAGCAGAGATTGATCAGCTGGGACCACGTAGCGATTTCTTAACCAATGTCAAAGAACGGTTAACTAAAATCACAGCACAAGACCATACTGAATTTTTAGCCTGGACTGAACGTACCGAACAGTTTATGCCACCAAAATACAAATTTCAGGAACTGTGGCCTGAGCTATACGCACTGATAAATACCCAATCCCTGCCTTAGGGACCGTTTGATGCTACGGTATAGGCGTCAGGTGCTCACTACCTTTAAGCAGGATTCGCTACCCTTGTTTTAAAAAGTGTGAGGCTTTTTTTCTTAAACAAAAATATGAAATACATAAAGAAAAGTGATATCAGTTGGATTAAACATCACGAGTTTTCATATCGTGAGTCACTACAGATTTGCACTCTCTCAGAATATCCAGTGGAAACTTAATGAGTAGTACCCACTGTGTTTTAGCCAATATTGGACTTGCTGTGCAAAATGCTGGCGGAGTTAGTATATGCAATCAAAGTCGCGAATCATTAGTCAATGATGATAACGATCCGATTGTACTGAGTAAACATTCACTAAAGGATGCCTGGAACTGTTTAAGCAGACACCGCATTGCAGATGCTCTCGACAATAATATAAAACATCCAAACTGTCAGGATTGTTGGGACGAAGAAACCGGCGGCAGAGAAAGTAAGCGTATCAGGTCCAATAGACAATTTGCAGATGTCAAACCAATGGCACAGCAGCCAAAGGTGATAATGATCAAGCCAGGAAATACTTGCAATCTAGCATGTAGACATTGTAATCCATGGACTAGTAGTAAATGGATTAAATTTTACCATCAAGTGGAATTGGCAGGGCAAGGAACTGAAGAAGAATTTAAATCTAAATTTCGATCATATAGTGAAAGTTATTCTGCAACAAGTAACACGTGGTCGGTGCTTAACGAATGGGCTCCAAGTGTTGTTTTTTATGACTTATATGGTGCTGAGCCGATGCTGATTGATTCTCTATGGAATTTGATAGAAAACAGTAATCATTCTGAAACAGATATTCACATTAACACCAACGGAACCATATGGAATGAAGAGATACAGAACATTCTATTAAAATTTCGTTCTGTTCAATTAGATATATCAATAGACGGAATCAACGACAGGTTTGAATACATGAGATTTCCAGCTAAATGGGACACAGTTGAGCACAATATCGATAGATATAAAGAATTAGCAGAAAATAATAGCCATATCAACCTTCATATCATAATAACTGTTAGTGCATTAAACATTTATTATGCTGACGAGACTTGGGAATATTTCAACAATAAAAAAATAAATTCAGGATTCAATATACTGCATCAGCCATATCATTTAAACATGAGAATACTCCCGACGGAGATTAAGAGAATTATTTCAAAGAAGTTGATTGATTCCAATACCCAAGCTGCATCACTCATTGACACTTTAAATATTAATAGTGAAAATCAAGAAAAGAATTTTTCAGAATTTATTCGTATTACCTCAATGCACGATGAGATTAGAAAAGAAAGTTATGCCAAAGTCTTTCCAGAAATGTTCAATATACTTGATAATTCAAGATAAGTAATGTACAATAAGATTTTCAACTAGGAGTTATTATGTCCGCACGTATGTTTTCAGCAGAACAAAAAGCCAAGCTCACACAGATTATCAATGAGGGCGTGGGCGTATTACAAGAAATCGAAGACCTGAATGCAGGTTTGTCGGATACAGTCAAAGCAGTAGCAGAAGAGATGGAAATTAAACCAGCCATTCTTAAAAAAGCCATCAAGATTGCACAGAAATCTAAACTGGGCGACACTAATGCAGACCACGAAGAATTGAATACAATTTTGGAAACTGTGGGTCGTACCCTGTGATAGAGTCATTCGGTAGTTGGCTGCGCTCTACACGTGACTGGATGCGGGCTGACTTTGATTCGTATCCAGTTAGATTTACTCTGGAGATCACAGCCTGGGTAATGAGCATTATCTGCGCTGCCTGGATGGGTATTACACTACCACACCCACCGTTCTTTATCTTGTATCCATTGTTTATTATTCAATGTGCTATTTTTACCTGGGCGTCGTGGACTCGTGGAAGCTTTGGTATGTTGTCCAACTATCTATTGCTAATGACCATTGATTTAATAGCATTGGCCCGTTTAATTATGGTGAGTTAAATGAATCACTGGACTTTTGAAGATTTTGAATGCGCTGAAAATCTACGCAACGGTTTTAGTCAGTATTCTGGAACGGATATTCCTAAAAATATCTTGCAATGGGCACCGGACAAACTTAACGATCCCGAAATTAGTTATCAGTTTAATAGTCGTGGATTTCGAACTTGCGAATTAGTATATGAGCCAGATAAGTTCAGAATTGTTACCACTGGGTGTAGTTTTACTATGGGGGTGGCGGTCAAACAGTCGGCGTGCTGGCCCGAAGTTTTATCAACTAAAATACCAGATAGTGTATTATACAATCTGGGTGTTGGTGGGGCTAGTATAGATTACGTAATACGAAGTATTTTTGTTACTTTAGACGTTTTGAAGCCCAATCTTGTATGTGTGTTATTGCCAGATCCCGCTAGATGCGAAGTTGTCTTAGATGGCGACATCCATCATGCCACAGCACACAGTCCGATTTTTTATAAAAATTATGCAAATGATGAATACCAGGAATATCAAAAAACTAAAAATCTTGAGTTTTTAAAACTGCTTTGCAAACACAATCAAGTTCCATTGATAATTTGTGATTCGAAAAATATTTTTAATATTGCTGATTCACTTGACCATCAAGAACTATCTAAATTTTTAGATGTTGCTCGTGACGGATTACATCATGGCGAAGGATGGCATAAACATGTTGCAAATAAATTTTTAAGCATGTATAATAAAGAGTCACTGGCTTAACCAGTATGTACCAAGGTCATGGCGAGCCACAAGTCGTCGAGGAGAAGGTATGAGTTATGTTGACGCTCTGTTTGACAGAGACAAAGATCGCATTCACGTCGTGGAACGTGTCAAGGGTCAGAGAGTATTTCGAGAGTATCCAGCCAATTACGTCTTTTATTATGACGATCCACGTGGTAAATTTACCACAATCTACGGCAGTCCTGTCAGCCGCTTTAGTACCAACAACGGAAAAGAATTTCATAAAGAACAGAGAATTAATTCTGGCAAACGACTGTGGGAGTCAGATTTTAATCCCATCTTTCGTTGTCTGGCAGACAATTATCTGGGCGCAGATAGCCCCAAACTCAATGTAGCATTTTTCGACATTGAGGTGGACTTTGATCAGAAACGTGGCTACAGTAAGCCCGACGATCCATTCAATCCCATCACTAGTATCTCAGTATACATGGAGTGGTGTGATAAGATGGTGACCCTGGTGGTCCCACCTAAAACATACAGTTGGGAGACTGCCCAGGAAATCTGCAACAAGTACGAAAATTGTTTCTTATTTGAGCGCGAAGAAGAAATGCTGAATACGTTCTTGGATATCATTGACGATGCAGACGTATTGTCAGGTTGGAACAGTGAGGGATATGATATTCCCTATACCACCATGCGTATTAATAAGATACTCAGCAAAGATGATACACGTAGACTTTGTTTATGGGGACAATTTCCCAAGAAGCGCATGTTTGAACGATATGGTGTAGAAAGTCTGACGTTTGATCTTGTGGGCCGTATCCATATGGACTATATGCAATTGTATCGCAAGTACACATACGAAGAGCGACACAGCTATAGCCTGGATGCCATTGGTGAATACGAGGAATGTGGCAGTAAAGTTGCATACGAAGGCACTTTGGATCAACTTTACAATAAAGAATTTGAAAAGTTTATTGACTATAACAGACAGGACGTTATGTTGTTGGCCAAACTGGATAAGAAGCTACGCTTCCTGGATCTGGCCAATGAACTGGCACACGACAATACTGTATTGCTACAGACCACTATGGGTGCTGTGGCAGTTACTGAGCAGGCTATTATTAATGAAGCACATCAACGTGGTTTAATTGTACCCAACAGGAAAAAATCAGATGACGGTGAAAATACCCAAGCAGCAGGTGCCTATGTTGCTCATCCCAAAAAAGGGGTCCACGAATGGATTGGCGCGATCGACATCAACAGTCTCTACCCGTCAGCAATCCGTGCTCTTAACATGGGACCGGAAACAATCGTTGGTCAACTCCGACCAGTCATGACTGAGAAATACATCAGCGATAAAATGGCCGCAGGGTCAAGTTTTGCCGATGCCTGGGAAGATATGTTTGGTAGTTTGGAGTATCAGTCGGTTATGAACTCAGAGCCCGGAACAGAGATTACTATTGACTGGGAAGATGGCAATGTTTCAGTACACAGTGCCGCTGAAGTCTGGCGGATTATATTTGACAGTCGACAGCCCTGGATTCTCAGCGCCAATGGTACAATATTTAAGCACGACATGAAAGGAGTTATTCCCGGACTTCTGGAGAGATGGTATGCAGAAAGAAAAGAACTTCAAGCTAAAAAGAACACCGCAGAAACTCCTGAGGATAAAGCCTTCTGGGACAAACGACAACTTGTTAAAAAGATCAACCTCAACAGCCTCTATGGCGCGATCCTTAATGCGGGATGTCGCTTTTTTGACAAAAGAATTGGTCAGAGTACGACGCTTACTGGGCGGTGCATCGCGAAACACATGGACGCCTTCGTCAATGAAGCGATTACGGGCTCGTATGATCATATTGGAGATGCAATTATCTATGGCGATACGGACTCTGTCTATTTCTCGGCGTGGCCGGCATTCAAAGCGGAAGTGGAAGCAGGACGTATGACCTGGGATCACGACACCTGTGTGGAAATTTATGACACCATTGGTGAAGCCGTAAACGAAAGTTTTCCGGGATTTATGGAACGAGCTTTCCATTGTCCCAGAGACATGGGCGACATTATCAAAGGTGGACGTGAGCTGATCGCCAGTAAAGGTTTATTTATCAAGAAGAAGCGTTATGCTGTTCTGATTTTTGATCTGGAGGGAAACCGTCTTGATGTAAATGGTAAGCCCGGTAAAGTTAAAGCTATGGGCCTGGATCTTAAAAGATCCGATACACCCAAGCTGGTGCAGGACTTTTTAAGTGAAATCCTACTGGATGTTTTGACTGGTAGCAGTCGTGAAGCCACTGTGGATAAAGTGCGAAACTTTAAACTCAAGTTTGCAGATTTGCCAGCCTGGCAGAAAGGTACACCCAAACGTGTAAACAATTTGACCAAGTATACAGCAGAAGAACAACGACTGGGCAAAGCCAATATGCCGGGCCATGTTCGTGCAGCCATGAACTGGAACAATCTCAAGAATATGATGAGCGACAACTACAGTATGAGTATTGTGGACGGTATGAAGACC